GGCGAGCGCGGCCCCGGGTTTTGGGCGTTTTTTGCATTTTGCAAAACGGGTTTTGATTTGGCCTCTCGGGGCCGAAAGCCCTTCCGTAACCGGGAGGCGTCGGGTCGCGCCAACGACCTTCTGCACGGGGCCGATTGTTGAGGCCGACCCCGCCGACCATGTTCTCGCTCTTGGCCGCTCCCACCCGTCGACGGGCAGCGGCGTTATGGGGCGATTCTGAAAGATGACGAAGGAAAATTTCCAACGGCCCGCCGGGTCTGTGATAACCGTCGCGTTGCGGCGGGCTGACGAACTTGTGCCCTATGGGCGCAACAGCCGGGTTCACAGCGACGAGGCTGTTGCCAGGCTGGTTCGGATCATCGGCGAGATGGGCTGGACATCGCCCATCCTGACCGACGCGGAAAGCATCGTTGCCGGGCACAAGCGCCGCCTTGCGGCCCTGTCAATCTATGGCGCGGGCGGGACAATCCGCTTGCCGGGCGGCCAGGTGCTGCCCCCCGGCTTGGTGCCGGTGATCGATGTGACCGGCTGGACCGAGGCGCAGCGCCGCGCCTATGTGATTGCGGACAACCAGACCACGCTGGAAAGCGAATGGGACGGCGATCTGCTGCGGCTGGAACTGTCCTGGCTGTCGGAGCAAGACGGGTTCGATATGGACCTGACGGGCTTTGACGGCGATGCGCTGGCCGCCGCGCTTGCCGTTTCGGACGGCAGCCCGGATCAGGGACAGCCGGATGATCCGCTGCGGGTCAGCCTTGCCGACCGCTTCGGTGTGCCGCCGTTTTCGGTGCTGTCAGCGCGCGATGGCTGGTGGCAGGATCGCAAGCGCGCCTGGTTGCGGCTTGGGATCATGTCGGAGCTGGGCCGGGGTGCGGCGACAATCAACGACGCGGCCCCCGGCGGGTCGGCGCGGCCCCTTGACCGCCAGCGGGCGGCAAAGGCCTCACCTGGCGGAAGTCCGAGACCGTCGGCAAACTATGGGCAGTCCAGGGCACGCGGCGATGGCCGTGGCCGGGAGGTCTGACCGATGCCGAAGACTCAGGGCACAACCTTTGACAACCAGGCCGGGCTGACGGCCATTCAGAAACAGGGCCGACGCCGGAAGGCAAATGCGGAACCTGCCGGGGGCGGGGGCGGGGGATGGGCGGCGCACAACCGCAAACAGGCGGAGCGGCGCGCGGCGCTGCAGCGCGACATCCTGCCGGGTGGCCTGACCTTTCATCCGATTGAGAGCTTCGACGGGGCCGGTCGCGCGATTACGGGCACATCGGTCTTTGATCCGGTGCTGTGCGAACTGGCCTATCGGTGGTTCTGCCCGCCGGGCGGGCTGGTGCTTGACCCGTTCGCGGGCGGATCGGTGCGCGGGATTGTGGCGAGCAAGCTGGGGCGCGGGTATGTCGGTCTAGATCTGCGATCTGAGCAGATCGAGGCAAACCGGCAGCAGGCAGATGCCATTTGCACTGATGGGCCCTTTCCCGTCTGGCATGTGGGCGACAGCCGCGACATTGGCGTGATTGCCGCCGGGGTGCAGGCGGATTTCCTGTTTTCCTGCCCGCCTTATGCCAACCTTGAAGTCTATTCGGACGATCCGGCAGACCTGTCAACCATGGCCTATCCGGCCTTCCGGGAAGCATATTTCGCGGTGGTCGCCGGAGCGGCAAAGCTGCTGAGGCCCGACCGCTTCGCCTGCTTTGTGGTCGGCGAGGTCAGGGGCAAGGACGGTGCCTATCTGGGTTTCGTGCCGGATACGGTTGAGGCATTCCGCCGGGCCGGGCTGACCTACTACGGCGAGGCGATCCTTGTGACGGCGGCGGGTTCGCTGCCGATCCGGGCAGGCAAGCAGTTCGAGGTGGCGCGCAAGTTCGGCAAGACCCACCAGAATGTGCTGCTGTTCGTGAAGGGGGACGCGCGGGCGGCGACGGCCGCCGTCGGCCCGGTGGAAGCGGGACCCTTCGATGACGAAACGACCGATGACGGTTTGATCAACCCATGGGGCGACGAGGACGATGCAGACCCTTGAGCAATCTGCCGCGAATGGGGCGCTGGCCGACGTGGCGGCGCGCCTGTTTGCCTGGGGGTCGCAATGGCCTTTGCCCGAATTGGCGGACGTGCCCCCGCTTTGGCAGGGCTTCGTTGGCAGGGTCGGGTTCTTCTGCGGTGTGGACGCCAAAGCAACGGGGGCGGGCTATCCCGCCCCCTTGTCCCGGCGGCTTGATCAGCGCCGCGTGGTCGTTCTGTTTTCTGGCGGAAAAGACGGTCTGGCGACGGCGCTCAAACTTCGATCTGACGGGCTTGTTCCCGTCCTTCTGCATGTGCGCGGGATAAACGGGGCGGCCTATGCCCACGAGGCGCAGGCAGCCCGGCGGGTGGCCGATGTTGCTGGCTTTGCGTTCCGCGAATTGCGGGTCGTCCTGCGGGGGAAGTCAGATCACACTGAGAACCCCGCCAAAAATCTGGTGCTGGCTTGTCTGGGCGCGTCTCTTGCCGTGCAATGGGGGGCCGGCACCGTTGCCCTTGGACTGCTGTCCGAGGACACCGAAAGCACAAACCCGCGGTGCGGCCTGTCTGACAACATCACGGTGTCGGTGTTCGGGTTTGCAGCGATTGAGGCGATGACGCCGGGCCTTCGCGTGATCCCGGCAACGATGCCGAACGACAGTGCCTCGATTGCGCGGGTCTGGCACGATTGCCCGGCGGCTTTGCCCGAAATATCGTCTTGCATGGCGGGCGCGCGATTCAAGGCAAAGCTGCACCGGACGAACAACACGAAATTCCGGGCGGGCCTGCTGCCCGGACGGTGCGGCAGTTGCTACAAATGCGCGCTGGAATCCATCACCTTGGCGGCGCTTGAGGGGCGGGTGCTGCCATCCGAATGGGCTGCCCATTGCGTGGAGAAACTGCGTCGGGGTGCACAGATCGTTTCCGGGTCGGCGGCCCTGCCGTCGGAGGCAAAGGCTTTCGACATGTTCATGTCTGATGCGGTGCCCTGGCGGGCGGCGCTGGGCCTTACGGCAGCCGATAGCGCGACTTGAGCGCGTCAATTCCGCTGCGGATCAGCGCCTCGGGGTCTTTGCCGATACTGCGGTAGAAGCGCGGGTTAAGGCCCGCCTCATGTGCCCGGACGATTGCGGCGGCATGATCGCCGAGGTCGGGAAAGCGGGCTGCGATGCGGAGTGCCAAGGTCCAATCGCCTGACGCGGCGGCAGCCTTAAGCTTTGAAATTTTCGTTTCCATCCAGACACCTATCGCTCTTCTATTGGATTTAATCCAGCTTGGGTCAGGTGCCAAGCCAGCACGCGGCGAGGACATGGCAGAAAAACCGGAAGGCCAGGCCCCAACAGGCGAGATCACCACCGAACAGGCCGGGCGGCTGCTTGAGCTGACCGCAGAGCGCGTGCGGCAGCTGATCAAATCGGGCCATATCGAAAAGACGCGGCACGGGCATACGACGCTGGTGTCGGCGGTGCGCGGGTACATCCGGTTCCTGAAGGAGGCGGCAAGCGAGCGGACGCAGAACGCATCCGAAAACCGGGTCCGCGATGCGCGGGCGCGGGAAATCGAACTGCGGCTGGCTCGGGACTCGCGCGACCTGATCCCGCAGGAAGAGGCGCTGCTGGCCATGACGATGCTGACCACCTTTGTGGCGCAGCAGTTCCAGGGCCTGCCCGCCCGGATCACGCGGGACTTGGCCCTGCGCAGGACAATTGAGGCCGAGCTCCATGGCGCGCAAGAAACCATCGCCGCAGCACTCGGAAAACTGTCGGGCTTTGTTCAGGACGGCGGCGATCCTCCTGAAACCCTCGCCAAAGGCTTATCCTGACGAATGGGGCGCGGCGAACCGGACCTATCCGGCGACGACCGGATGGCCGGGGCCGCGCAACCCGAACCTGACGGGGTATATGATTCCCTTCGGTCGGGCGATCCATGACGGGCGCTACAAGCGCGTCGTTGCGGTGACGGCGGCACAGTCCGGCAAGACCGAGACCTTTCTGGACATCATCGGGTCCCGGCTGGACCAGCGGCCCGCGCCGATCCTTTACGTCGGCCCGTCGCAGGATTTTGTCACCGACCAGTTTGAGCCGCGCCTGATGGGCCTGCTGGACGAGGCCCCGACGCTGGCCGCCAAGGTCGCGCGGGGGAAGGCCAGCAAGAAGACGCAGAAATGGATTGCCGGTGTGAAGGTCCGCCTCGGTTTTGCCGGGTCGTCGACCAGCCTGAAATCCGACAGCTTTTCCCTTGGTCTGGTGGACGAGTACGACGAAATGACCGCCAATATCCGAGGCCAGGGCGACCCCTTGGGACTGGCGGATGCGCGCGGCGAAACCTATGCGGATTTCGTCATCGCCGTTACCTCCACCCCGTCGCGCGGGATGCTTGATACGGAGATTGATCCTGTCAGCGGGCTGGAGTTCTGGAAGCCCGGCGATCTTGAGACGGTCGAAAGCCCGATCTGGCGGCTGTGGCAGGCGGGGACGCGGCATCACTTTGCCTGGCCCTGCCCGCATTGCGAGGCGCATTTCGTGCCGATGCGCAAGCATCTGAAATGGCCGAAGGGGTCAACGCCGTCGCAGGCGCTGCGGTCGGCCTATGTCGAGTGCCCGCAGTGCGGCGGCGTGATCGAGGACTATCACAAGCCCGCCATGATCGCGGGCGGGGTGCAGATCGCGCCGGGGCAGACGATTGACGACGCGCGCAACTGCGTGAACGAGCCGGATGTGACGACCTGGTCTTGCTGGACAAGCGGGCTTTGCAGCCCCTTTGTGACCTTCGGCCAGCGGGCGCAGAAGCTGCTGGATGCGATGGCGACCGGCGAGGCCGATAAGGTTCAGACCGTCGTCAACGCATCCTTCGGAGAGTTGCACAGCCTGGTATCAGCCGACGAGCGCCCGACTTTTGAGGCGGTTCGCGACCGGGCTGCGGGAAACCCGTATCGGGCGGGAGACGTCCCTGCAGAGGCGTCCCGGTTTGTCATGGCCGTGGACGTGCAGAAGTTCTCGCTGTTCTGGACAGTGCGGGCCTTTGGCGCGCGCGGCACCAGCTGGAACGTCGCGCATGGGCAGCTTTTCGGGCCAACCGACCAGGATCAGGTCTGGGATGATCTGGCCGACCTGATGCTGTCCCCGATCGGCGGCGTGCATGTCGAAAAGGTGGGCGTCGATTCCGGGTTCCGGCCCGGCAAAAAAGACGCGGTGCCGGAACACAAGGTCTATGAGTTCGCGCGCCGCTACCCTTGGCTGGTGATCCCGACCAAGGGCAAGGACGTGCAGAACCCGCCCTACAGGATCAGCCAGATTGAGGTGAAACCCGACGGGCGCAAAACGGTCTATTCGATCCGGCTGGCCTGGCTGTCGTCGGACTTCTTCAAAAGCCTGTTCCTGTCGCGGCTGGCCCTGCCGGCCGGGCAGCTTGGGGCATTCTATCCGCATTCGGATGTCGATGACGATTACTGCAAGCAGCTTGTCAGCGAGGTGCGGGTCATCGAGGACGGCAAGCCAAAATGGGTGCAGACGTCTAAGGACAACCACTTTCTGGACTGCGAAGCGATTTGCGAGGCCATGGGCTATGCGCTCAACGTCCAGCGGATTCCGGATATAAAGGTGCTGCATGACGGGCCGGCCCGAGACGGGCCGGGGCCGGACCCCGGCCTGCAGTATGGCGACGCAGAGGATGCCCCACTGCCGCAGCCTGTGCCGCAAGGCAATTCGGACGCGGCACCGCGCACCAGGGCGCGCTTTTCCGGGCTTGGCGCGCGGCTGAACCGGTAGCGCGCCACCCCCTTACCCAGGAGATATGACGATGTCGAAATCAGACGCCTTTGAGGCGGCGCTGCTTGATCTGCTGTTTCTGAATATCGCGATGCCCAACATTGGCGATGCGGCAGGCCTGCGCGCGACAACGACCGCCGGGCAGCTGTTCTTTTCGCTGCATACCGCCGATCCGGGCGAGGCCGGGGCGGCGCAGACCACGAACGAGGTATCCTACACCGGATACGCCCGCATCGGCGTGGCGCGTGGGGCGGGGGGGTTTGTCAGGTCCGGGAACGTGGTTACCCCGGTTGCAAACGTGGATTTCGCCGGGTCTACCGGCGGGTCTGGCAACGCCACGCATTTTGCCATCGGGACCGCCGCGACCGGGGCGGGCATGATCCTTTACAAGGGCGCGATAACCCCGACCATCGCCTTCGCGCCCGGCTCCTCGCCGCCCCGGATTCTGTCGTCAACCTCCGTCACGGAGGACTGAGGGATGTGGCAGGTTTGGCGCGCCTTCTGGGCCGAACTCAACACCCCTGACCGGTTTGAGGGCAAACCCTACATCGGGTTCATAAACCAGGTCGGTCACATCTCGCTGGGGCGGTATGCCGCCGAGACGGTCGGTTCGATGTGGCATCAGACCGCCGGAACAATGCCGAATCTGTGGGCCGTCGCCGTCGCCTTGACCGGGCTTTACGCCGTGCTGATCGAGCTTGTGAAGCAGAAATGGGCCGGAGTCGACACGGTCAATGACAGCGGATTTTTTGCCTTGGGGGCATTTTATCTGCCGCTTGCCATGAGCCTGACCCCCTCGGGTCGGTGGTTTCGCGTTGGTGACTGGTCGTTTGGCAATCTGGTCTGGCTGGCCTGCGTCGCGCTGGCGCTGGCGCTGTACGTCTGGCCCCGCGCGAGGCGGGCTTTTGGGGGTGAGAAATGACGCCAGAACAGAAGCTGGAACTGGAACTGAAAGTCGCGGAACCGCAATTCGCTGGCCCGCCGCGCATGCCGGAAGACCGTGTGGCGGAAATCCTGAACACGCCTGACCCGCAATTGCCCCCGGTGCTGACCAAAATCACAGGGCGGGAACTGGCAGAGGTGCCTGCATGGACCGGTGAGTTGGGGCTTCTGCGGATTGTGGCGAAGACAGGGATTGTTCCCGCGTCCAGGCACCCGAGCGGGTTTGCAACGCCGGTGCCGGAAGATGGTGCGGTCGCAATCGAAACCTTGCTGGATGCCGTGGAGCGCAACCTGACGCTGGACCTTTTGCAACCGGTGCCGGAAGGCGCACCGACACCGGTTGTCCTGCTGACGGGCATGCTGACCGGGATTGAAGCAATGGGGCTGCTGTCGGCAGGTACCAAAGCCGCAATCATGGCAAGAACGACAAAGCTACAATCATGGGCGGAGTCGAAAGAAATCGGCTTTGTGACGGCCAGAATGGTCGGGCTGGCGCGGGGGGATGAATAATGGCCGTCGCAAAATGGAGCGCCTTCGAATCTGAGACGGTCAACCTGGCCGGTACGGCGCTGGATTCAAAGGCGAACGGCACAACAACATTCGTTGTCGATCTGGACAATACCTCTGCAAGAAACCTTTACGCCAGCTTCTTTGCCATCTTTGGGTCAATCACCCCGGCTGCGGGGGGCAGCGTCACGCTGAGCCTGCGGCGCAAGCGCGGCGCGGCCTATGCCGAAAACCCGTGTGAACAGGTCACATCCGGCGTCACCGGCACAGGCGCGCGGTCCTTTTCGCTGGAGTTCGCCATGCGCCTGCCGGGGCCGGGGGTCTATGGCCTGTATTTCACCAATACCCTTGGCGTCAGCACGGCGGCCAGCGGCAATTCTTTGGTGCGGTCTGACTTCAACGAAGATGTGACCTGATGCCGCGCGCGGTTGGGCTGGACCGGTCATACCGGGAGGCGCGCGATCAGCGGCGGCTGTGGTCGCCGGAAGAACTGCGCCCGATTGCGTGGTACGACGCATCTGACCTTTCGACGCTGACGCTTGGTGCCAGCGGCATTACCGCATGGCGCGACAAACTCGGAAGGTCGGCCTTGAACCTGACCGCAACCGGCAATCCGGGGCTGGCTGCAGTCAACGC